CGGTTTCTGAATTCTGTTGCCTTACTCACAAGGAGTGCATCATCTCGCGACCTAGGAAGGTCAGCGCGCAAGCGGATAACTGACACGTCAGTGCCGTTGAACCACTCTGCCCCACAGGACTCTCGAAAGAGACCCGTCCAAAAGGACTTAGAGGTGTTGACTTTAAACCCGAAGGTTTGAAGTCGCGCGACTGCGAGATCTGCCGTGCGTGCGGGGAGAATGATATCGTCCCCGTACACACTCACCCTGCCCGCCAGCTGGCGGACAGAGGGGTAACGACGACCAGCTCGACCCTTCTGAACTGATGCGGCAATGGCCAAGAACACCATCGTCTCAACAGGGAAGGTAAGAGCTGAGCCCATCGAGGCAAACTTGTGGATGTGGCGAACCACACCACGCACGTTTGCTGACCGACTACGCGTTACATCCAAGTACTCGAGGATACTCGGCCAGGGCCTGAAAAGGAACTGAACGAGTGACCAAGAGAGACGATCAGACGCTTCACTCAGATCGAGTGTAGCAAGGAGACCAGTCAGAGAGCCCTCGCGGGCCATCTTCTGATTCCGGGTCTGATCCACGAACCCCATGAGTTCACGGAGTTCGGAGTTCTCAACAAGTTGTTGGAACTCTCGCTTGAGGGCCTGCTGAGCGTACTGCACGCTAGCAGGTTCCATAGCGATGATTCTTGGAGTAGACATCGTCTTCGGCACTGAGATAACCTTCACGGGAATCTCAGTCTCGATAGGCCGCAAGCACGCGTGGGGATCCGAAGTAAGATTACTCCGGTAGAACCACGATGGAAAGACGGATTCCATCCGTTCAGTCCAGTACTCAAAGTCCCACTTCTCTGCCGGCTTAAGCCGATCAGCAGTGGAGCCAGGGCCGTGCTTCGGAACAAGCTCCAAAGAATCGATTTTCTTCTCGATCTTTGATAGCATGTCCGAGAACAGGAAAGAGAACATCCGGTAAACATCCAGATGTTCCGGGTCTTGAAGTGAAAACTCCAGACCCTCCAGTTCTGCGTCTGTCTCCCAGTACTTGTCGAAGGCAGCCTGTTCCCTCTCGGGAGAGGTAGGCCTTTCGATTTTATGCGTCAGATAGCAAAACTGACGCACCGCCCAGATTGAATCTGGATCGGGAGTACTGAGTAGAACCCCA